TGCAAAGAACTGGAGACAGTTATATTTAAAAAATTTAGTAGAAGGTGTAGACGAAATTGAACCATTAAAATCATTAGACCCTAAATATTTTATTGTAAACTTATTAAAAGATTTTACTGTAAACAGGCCACAAGCAAAAAAGAAAGAAGATATACTTAGAAAGATGGCATGGACAGACGAAGATAACTTTTGTTATTTTAGAATGGATGATTTCTATGCATGGGCAAAAAGAAATAACTGGGAACTAGACAGAACAAAGACTGCAGGTTTGATAAAAGATTTAAAAGTTTTTGAAAAAGAGGTAAGAATGACTTTGAAAGGACAGACACCACATTTAATAAAAATAAAATCCTTGAAAGAAAAGTCTGATGAAAAGCCAGAGATAACACAAGAACCTTTTGAGGAGTCACCATTTTAATGAAAACAATAATACTAGGACCACCAGGTACAGGTAAGACGACAACACTATTAAATTTAGTAGAAGATTTTTTACGTGATGGTGTAGACATAAAAAAGATAGGATACTTTTCTTTTACAAAGAAAGCTGCATGGGAAGCAACACACAGAGCAGAAGAAAAATTTATGATCGATGCAAAAGAGATACCTAATTTTAGGACGTTACATTCTTTTGCTTTTAGAATGTTAAGCATGAATAAGGAGCGTGTGATGAAACATGCAGACTACAGAGATTTTGGGTTGAGGTGTGGTATACCTATCAAGACGGCATGGTATAGTGACGAAGATGGAGTATTTAATTCTGACAACGAATACCTGCGTTTAATAAACAAAGCTAGAGTTTTAGAGATACCTGTACTAGATTTGTACGATAAAAACGAACATCAGATAGACATCGAGCGAGATCTATTATATCTTTTAGATCAGGAACTTATAAGATACAAACAGGAAAAAGGACTCTACGACTACGATGACATGTTGGAGCAATTTGTTAGACAAGACATATCACCATCTTTCGACGTATTATTTATTGACGAAGCACAGGACCTCTCACCTTTGCAGTGGAGAATGGTCAGGACTATTTGGGCGAAAGCAGACAAAACCTACATTGCAGGGGACGATGATCAAGCTATATTTAGATGGGCTGGCGCTGATGTTGATACTTTTATCGCACTTAAAGAAGAAGTAGACCACGTAGATACTCTTAATCAATCGTACAGAATACCAGGTGGACCAATACACGAACTGTCACAAAAAATAATACGAAATGTTACAAACCGGTTTGACAAAGAATACACCCCACGACAAGAGATGGGAGATCTTACAAGATACACAGACGTTACACAGGTGGACATGTCACAAGGCGAATGGTTAGTTTTATCTAGTGCAAATTATTTTTTAGACGACATCAAAGAGCTGTGTGAATTACAGGGTTGGTATTATGCACACAAAAGTAAAAACTCTGTTAAAGTTGATTTACTTCTTGCCATACAAGCATGGGAGAAGTGGAGAGGTTCAGAAACACTTTTGCCTGTAGCATCAATAAAAAATATTTATTCTTATTTAGGTGATAATGTAACCAAGGGTTACAGGATGGGTAAAACAATGGACGAGAACGAAGAAGGTTATTATATTCAAGAATGTATGGATGATCACGGATTACAAACAGACGATGTTTGGTTCAAAGCTTTTGCAGGTTTGGATGTTAATACAGAAAACTACATACGAAATATGTTAGCTAACAAAGAGAAGATTACACAAACACCAAGAATTATTTTATCAACAATACATGCTGCCAAAGGAGGTGAAGCTGACAATGTTCTCATACTACCTGATATTACTAAGTCTGCTGTCAACAATAATGATATCAATCCAGATGAACTACACAGGTTATTTTATGTAGCAGTAACCCGTGCAAAAAAATCGCTACACATTTTAGAACCAAAAAATTATGAAAGGGCATACATGCTATGAGCGCATATGATAACCAGGTCGGAGGCGACCACTACAAAAAATATGTTATACAGCCTAGCGAATTCATCAATAAAAACAAGTTGTTATTTCCCGAAGGCTGTGCTATAAAATATATAGTTAGACATCAAGATAAAAGAGGTAAAGAGGACCTCGAGAAAGCAAAACACTTTATTGATATGATCATAGAAAGGGACTATCAAAATGATAAATGAAAAATACAACAAATGGTATGGTGAAAACAGAACCAAAGTAAAATTTATCGAAAGCGGTAAAGAACTTGTTATTGACTCTGATGAGTATTGGATGGAGTTGAAGGGAAAAATTCCAAAAAAAGATGATATGCTAGACAGAGCTCAGACATTTGAAGAAATGAATAAATATGAGTACCCAAGATATGTTTGGCCAACAAAAAATAAAAACGTTTATGCATTAAATATTTTTTACAACCCAAGATTTAAAAAACCAACAGAACAAGAATTAAAAGATGGTGGTGATTATAACATTGAGTTATTTCATAATGACCCTAATCCATCAGCCTCAATGTTAGATTGGGTAAACCATGTTCTTGGTAAAAACTGGTGCAATTCTGCAATGTTAAAAGAAATAATTAGAGAGGCAGAAAGTTATTACAAAAAAGAAAAAAACAAAAGTTTAATGGGACGTAAATACGAAACAAGTAACTAATGAGAACTCTTCAACAACCACTGTTTACACCAGAAACAGAATGGGTACCACCAGACAGATTACCAGATTTATCTAGTCATGCAGAAATAGCAATAGACTTAGAAACAAGAGATCCCAACTTGACCACAATGGGGTCGGGTTCGGTTAGAGGAGATGGGGAGATAGTTGGCATAGCCGTTGCGGTCGAAGGCTGGTCCGGCTATTTTCCCATCGCGCATGAAGGTGGTGGGAACATGGATCGAGGATTAGTTCTGGATTGGTTTGAAGAACTACTTAACAACACCGCTACAAAAATATTTCACAATGCAATGTACGACGTGTCCTGGATACGTTCTCTTGGTTTCCATATTAACGGTGGTATTATAGATACTATGATTGCTGCATCACTCTGTGATGAAAACAGATACAGCTACACACTGGACTCTGTTGGTAAAGATTATATCAACATGCGTAAGAACGAAAAGCTTTTACAGGAAGCTGCAAAAGATTTTGGTGTTAATCCAAAAGCAGAGATGTGGAGATTACCTGCAACATTTGTTGGCGAGTATGCAGAGAAAGACGCAGAAATCACACTAAAACTGTGGCATGCGTTGCAGCATGAAATATCAAAACAAGACCTATGGGACATATTTAATTTAGAAACTAATTTGTTTCCTTGTTTGGTCGACATGAAGTTCAGAGGTGTACGCGTTGATCTGGAGGCGGCAGATAAAGTTAAAAAAGAATTAGTTAAGAGAGAAAAAGAATTATCAAGACAAATAAAAAAGATAGCAGGTTTTGATGTAGAGTTGTGGGCTGGTGCGTCAATAGCAAAAGCATTTGACACTTTAAAAATACCATACGATAGAACAGAGCTGGGTGCTCCTAGTTTTACGAAAAATTTTCTTGCAACACATCCAGCAGATTTACCAAAGCTTATAGTACAAGCTAGAGAGTTCAACAAAGCCAATACAACATTTATAGATACGATATTAAAACACAGTCACAAGGGCCGCATACATGCAGAGATAAACCAGATACGATCTGATCAAGGCGGCACGGTCACTGGCAGGTTTAGTTACAACAACCCGAATCTGCAGCAGATACCAGCAAGGCACAAGGTGCTGGGACCGATGATTAGAAGTTTGTTTATACCAGAAGAGAAACACACCTGGGGTTGTTTTGACTACAGCCAACAGGAACCAAGAATTTTAGTGCACTTTGCATCGTTGATGAAACTAGAAGGCACAGGTACGATCGTAGATGCGTATAAAGATGGCAGTGCAGACTTTCACCAGATGATAGCTGACATGGCCGGCATAGATCGTAAACAAGCAAAGACTATTAATTTAGGAATTATGTACGGCATGGGCAAGAACAAACTTATGGCAGAGCTGGGTCTGATGAAGGATGCAGCAGAAAAACTACTCAAGACTTATCACCAACGAGCACCGTTTGTAAAAATGTTATCAGAAGCGGTGGGTAGACGTGCCGATGACTCTGGCAAGATACGCACTATTGGCGGTAGGCTGTGTCACTTCGATCTTTGGGAGCCGCATGGTTTTGGTATTAAGAAACCACTTAAACATGCAGATGCACTCAGGGAGCATGGACCAGGGATTAAACGAGCATTCACATACAAAGCGTTAAATAAATTAATACAAGGATCAGCAGCAGATATGACAAAGCAATCTATGTTGGCCCTTTACAACGAAGGAGTAATACCACATGTACAAATTCATGACGAACTTGATATCTCAGTATCAAGCCCTGCTCACGCAGAAAAAATTATTAGAATCATGGAAGAAGCGGTTCAGCTACAGGTGCCGAACAAAGTCGACTACGAAAAAGGCTCAAACTGGGGTAACATAGAATGATACCAAAATTAATAGAGATACATGATTTAAAACCTTTTAAAGGTTTGATATTTGATGTTAGTAAAATTCCAGTGATAAGGCGGTACAACAAAATACCGTGTGATGGACAATTTAATATGTTACCGGAAGGCAAGTTTTTTTTACACACTAGTGGAGCATATTGGTTGAAAGGTAAAGGACCAAACAAGGAAGGTTACAAATTGTTACCACCTTTTTTTAACAATCCTGAAGAATATGGTACTAAATGTTTTCCGTGGATTGCTAGAAAAAAACCTAGCGGGGAGTTTGTTCCCCTCAAACTTTCTAAAGCAGGGCAAGGTTATGTTGAATGTAGATTTACCATAACAATAGAAGATTTAGAAAGAGTTGGTAGAGAGGATTTAATTAAAGTGCGTAGAGCTAGATCTTCAGAAAAAGCCGACGATGGTTATGCTAGAAATGAAGGAAGTAGAGGTTTAGGTATGACAATCAATATGCATACCTTAATTGGCTATGCTTTATTTCCACAATATTTTCAAACCTCAACTGCAAAATATG